ATGGTGGGATGTCCTAGGGCGCCGGCGGAAGTCGGCAGGCGTTGATGACCGCCTCCGTCTCGCGCTGCCGGGCCATGCGAAGGAGGCGCCCCGCAGCCATCCGGGCATATCGCTCGGCGGCGTCGGCGGCGTTCCTCAGCGCATCATCGGTATCGGGGTAATCCGGCTCCGGTCGGAGCTCGGGCGGGATGCACCGGACGATGACCGGAACCTCGACGGTGCGGGTCACGATCACGGGTTCGGGGCGGTGCGTCGCGCAGCCGGCCAGCGCCAGGGCGAACAGGATGACGGCACGTCTCATCGCAGTTCCTCCAGCACCCGGCGGTCAACGTCCTGCAGACGCTCACAGACGGTCGATCCGGTTGCGGGACGCATCAGGTCGGCCGCACGTCTCTCGGCCGCCACGCGCCCGCTCTGGGCCGCCCTGACGGCGTTCTCGGCCTCTGCGATGTGTCGGGCGCTCTCCTGCCCCAACCGGGCCACAGCGGCGTTCTGGGAGGCTATGGCGGCCTCCAGCGTCTGTCGGTTGGCCTGACATTGCGCCGTCTCGGCCTGGGCGGCGTTCACCCGGTTCTGAGCGAGGTCGAGATCGTGATGCAGCCGGTCGATGCGCCAGGTCTGGATCCCGATCGCCCCGACCAGCAGGCCGATGACGACCAGCTTCCACTGGCTCAAGAGGAGGGTGATCATAGCTTTCTCCGAAGGAACGGGACGACCACCGCCGCGGCGACCCACACGATGAGGAACACCAGCAGGGAGAAGGCGACCACCTGTCGGAAGGCCTCCCAGATGATCTCGGCGAGGAACGCGATCGTCGGCGCCGGCCAGGTCAGCAGGCACAGGCCCACAACGGCAATCAGGGCGAGCACGGAGATGGCAAGAGCCCTCATGTGACACCTCTCAGGCAAAGGGCCCGCTCGGCGGCCCGGCGGTTGACGAGTCCCTGGATGCGCCGCCCGCCGGAGTAGACCCAGCGCGACAGCCCATCGCAGGCGGCTCGAAGGTTCCCGGCGTTCAGGTCGCGTCGGATCCCCGACCGACAGAAGGCGTTGACCCCGGCGTTGAAGCTGAACGACACGAAGGCCGCCATGCTCTCCGGGGGCACGTCGACGGTGATGCACCGGGCGATTCCCTCCGCGTGGGTCCGGATGTCCTCGTTCAGGAAGGCCCGGCATTCCGCGGTCGTGTAGCGCCGGCCGATGATGACGCCCGCCCCGGTGTGTCCCCAGCAGGCGGTGGGGACGCGCCAGCCCAGCACCGGGTCGGCATAGGTGTGCGGGACCAGTCCTTCCCAGGCCATGATGAGGACCGCAGCCAGCGCCGCGACCACGCCTCCGGTCTGGACTGCTCGGCGGGTTGAGAGCTGGGGCGCACCGCTCACTGGATCACCCCGCCGGACAGATCCCGGATGATGTTGTGCAGGGTCAGCTTCTCGACATTCGACCGCCAGCGATCCCAGAGGCCGACCCCGAAGGTCACGGCCGCGGTCACGCCCGCCATGACCGCGATGATGGCGGTTTCACTGTGCATGAAGCGGTCGGCGATCACGGCGCCCCCGGCAATCAAAACGACGCGAAGGGTCTGGGTCCCCATGCCGGCGGTCGGCGACGAGGGTGGTGCGGGAGGAGTTTGGTTGGGCATGGGCCTCTCGTTCAGGCGGCCCGACGCCCTGTGTAGTCAGCACAGAGGGTCGGATGCACGCAGTAGGTCAGGTAGGGGTAGAGCGTCGGCCTGCCCCCGTTGTGATGGATGGGGCGGGACTGACACCCGGACAGGAGGATCAGGGCCGCCAACAGGCCCCGCACGTCAGACGTCCGTAGCGCGCGGGCGCCGGGCCTTCGGCTGACCCAGAAGGCGCTCGAGGAGCGACTGGATGTGCTTCAGTTGCTCCTGGACCCGGATCATGTCGCCCCGGGCTTCCTCGCGGGCGGCGACGTGGGCCGCCATCATTTCCGCCTGCTGTCGTTTGTGCTCGGCCAGATCCTTCATGACGTTCTCCGTCGCGAGAGCATTGGCCGCCGCCTTGCCTTCCAGCCTCACCAGCCAGACGACGCCGGCGAGGACGGCTGAGAGGAGCGTCAGGCCGAAGCCCAGTTCGGCGATGATCGTTTCCACGGTCATGGTCGACCCTTAGTGTTTGGGGTGGGCGAGAGATCAGTGGTATCGGGGCCCATGCATTGGGCCTCGAACATCGGCTACGCCGTCGTCTTCGCGATCAGCGCCTTCTGGTATGGCGGCCTGGCGGTGGTGATCGTTCTCATCGCATGGAACGCCGGTCGGGAGTGGTGGCTTCGTCGGTTCCGGGGCAAGGGGCACTACGCCCACGACTACCTGCAGGCCCAACGCAAGCCTTTCCTGAAGCGGCAGCTTGAAGCCATGGAGGCCCGGGGCGAGTTCATGTGGCGCCCCCGAAGCCGCCGGGACTAGTCCTGCGCCTCCAGGAGTCGGCCATCGCGCGACCGGCTGCGGCGATACTGGGTGAGGCGCGGAACCCCGACCCGGTTCAGGATCTCGTCGATCCGCGGTTGCACCTGGGCCCAAGCCCGGGCGTTCTGATCGGCGGGGATGACACGCTCGTAGGCCATGCGCTGGTCGAGAGCCTGCAACACCGCCGGGTTGGCCGCGGCGAGACGTTGGCGGATCTGCCCCAGGTCCAGCGGCGCCCGCTGTTGCCAGCCCCGGACGCCGGTCTGGATCAGGGCGTTCCGCATTTCCGCCGTCGACAGGTCGGCCAGGGCCCGGTCGGCATCGCGCCGCTGGTCCGGCGTCAGGCTCACCCGCTGGCCGTTGAACGTGGCGATCTGGCCGGTCGCCATTTCCCGGCGGATGTCGCCGATCACGCCCACCGCCTTCTGGGCTCGGTTCAGGGGATGGTAGTTGGCCCCCTGATTGGCCGGCAGCATGGCGGCCACGGCGTAGGTCCGCTCCTCCGGTCGCAGGGTCTGGAGGTAGCGGCCCAGATCCTGATCGCGCTGGCGTCCGCCGCCGGCCATGCCCCGGACGGTGTTGGCGACTTCCTGGAAGCGGCCGGCCCGCTGAACCGCTCCCCCGCCCTGACCCATCAGGTCCCAGAACTCGGACTGTGAAGTGGACCCGCGGTTGGGGTCGCGGACGAAACGCTGAAGAACGAACGTCGACTCCGGCGTGAAGCCGGTCGGGTTCCGGGCGCCGATGTTGGAGAGGGCCATCAGGTCGCGGCCCGAGGACCCGCCGAATCCGGCGATGACATAGTCCACGACCGCCGGCGAGACGTGAATGAGCCGACCCAGCACCCGGCCCAGGCGGGAGGTGTAGGCCGTGTAGCGTTCGGACGGATCGCGTCCAGCCAGGCTCTGGGGAACGATCTGCCCGCCTTCCGAAGTCCGGTTGGAATAGAGCGCCAGCGGGACCGAGATCGCCGGGATGTCCGACGTCACATCCATCGGCGGGACCAGCAGATTGCCCGCATCGCTCAGGAGACGGTTCCACGCGGTCGGGTCGTGCATGGCGACGGCTTCGTAGCCGCGCTCCATGATCGACGAGAAGATCGAGAGCTCGAACGGCTTGGGGACGGCGATCCAGTGCCCGCCCGCCCGGAACAACCAGTGCGTCGACCGGATGTTGTCGTTGAACTCCTGATACTCCGGGTCGTCGTGATACATGGCCCGGAGCGCGAGGCCGGCCACGCCCAGCGTCGCCATCAGACCCCACGCGCGGACGGCGTGCTTCATCGCTCGGGTCTGGAGCGCGGACGGGGCTTGGGCGCCCTTGTCGAACAGCGGGCGGATCGCGGCGAACAGTCCGCCCGGCGCCGCCCCAACCCGCTCCCCGGCGTAGATGCGGGAGATCTTGTCGAGACCTTGGATCGCCGGGTTGATGAAGGTCACGAGGCGGATCGCCGTCAGCATCCGAGATCCGCGGCGGCCGAAGTCGAGGATGTCCCGGGCTTCCATGGCCGCCTCGCGCGCGGCGTCCAGGTCGCTCATGCCTTCCTTCTTGGCGCGGTTGAAGGCGAGTTCGAAGACCCCTAGGCGCGTGCCCGTCTCGGACACCTCCGACAGCTTCAGGGCGCCGTGGATGGTCGACACCCGGCGGACGTTGATCCCCCGGCGGTTCAGCGCCTGGAAGTCGCGCTCGATCCGCGCCTTGTCTAGGGACGCCACGTTGGCCCCGCCGACGATGCCCCCGACCGTGTTGTAGCGCCGGGCCACATCCCCCTGCTCGAGTTCCCGGAAGGTGCCCTTGGCGCCCGACACGAAGGACTTGAAGCCGACGTCGGAAGTGATGGCCGTCGCCACCTGGTCGCGGATGAAGTTGGCGAGGAAGAAGGCCGGGTTGACCGTGACGCCAAAGCGCAGGGCCTGTGTCGGGGCGGCGAAAATGTCCGTCAGCAGGTTGTGCGCGGTGTGGTTCATGCCGGACAGGGCATTGAACATGTCCAGCCCGAATTGGCCCTCCGCCAGACGGACGGCCTGCTTCTCTCCATCCCGCCAGACGTAGATGATCGGCTCCCGGCGCTCGTTGAGTTCCGTCGACTTGAAGATCGTGCCCCGGGCGTTCTCGCCAAGGACGCTCTCCACCGTCTGGACGAAGACCGTCACGTCGCGCGGGCTCATGCCGGAGTTCCGGGCCGCGCTCGCCAGGGCGTCACTGATGTTGACGTCGATGCCCTTGATGTCCTGCGTCGGGATCCGCTCGGCAATGGCGCCGCCACCCCGGCCGGCCGCGATCGCCAGGTCATCGAGGGCCTTGAACACCTCGTTTCGGGCTATGACCGTCGACAGTTCCATGGACCGCTTCATCATGGACTGGATCGGGTCGATGATCTGTCGGTCGGAACCGCGGAACCGGCGGGCCCCACCCGCAAACTTCTGGCTCCCCGACACCGGGCGACCACCGGCCCCGGCGGGGTTGTCCGACATGTCCCGCATCAGGGGCACATAGTCGGGATGGTCCCGAAGGCCCGCCTCGTAGGTTTCCTGCGTGATGAGGCCCGACTCAAACTCCTTGCGCCACGAGTTCTGGTTCCACTCGTAGACCATCCTCGCCGCTTCATCCCAATGCGGGTGTTGGGCATTCAGGTCGTCGATGATCTGGCCGTGGTAGTCGCGGGAATACTGGTCGGGCGGCCGATCCAGCGCGCCGGCATTGAAGCGGTCGTATTCGTGGATCATCCGGCGGGAGACGAGATAGGCGTTGAAGGCCTTGTAGAGGTCTTCGTCCCATTTCCCCATGGACGCCCCCAGCGCCTTCTCCAGCGCGCCATAGAGGGACGGGCCTTCGGGGTCCAGTTGGCCGTGGGGCACGACGCCGTGGACCAGGTCCACCATGCCCGCCCCGTAGGCGTCACGCGACAGTCGAGCGAGGGCGTAGGGATTGTTGGAGGCCTTCAGGTCGAGACGCCGCCCCGTGTTCTGCTGGTAGATCCGCTGGAGTTCCCGGGTCGCCCGGCTGATCGGGTTGAGGTCGTCGACGGCCGCGGTGTAGGCGCCGTGAGCCAGACCGACAAACGCGCCGTGAGCGGCGGCGACCAGGTCCGGGATAGTGTGCTTGCCGTCCCAGCGCACGCCGGAGAATTGATGCGCGAACGCCTCCGCGGGGCTCACGCCCTTCGTCCGGACGAAGTTGCTCTCCACCCGTCGCGGTGTCTCCGTCACGAGATTCGCCATGGCGGAGTGCAGGGACGGGGCGTTCAGGTAGTCCTGATAGGCCTGCTGGATTTCCCGGAGATCCGACGCCATCCGGGGCTGGTCCTTGGCAAGGGCCGCCTCGAAGTCCCGGTAGAAGGCCGGCGCGACCTTCTGGGCGTAGGAGGGGTTGGTCACATACCAGCGGAACCACTCGGCGAAGCCATCCTGACGGAGGTGCGCCGGTGGCGTGCCGGGGTAGGCCAGCGGCGCAAGAGTCGCGACATGCTGGCGGATCGCCGCGTTGACACTCGGGTGGTTCTGATACTCCAGCGCGTGGCCGCCCTCGTGGGCCAGCACGTCCATTTCCTGCCAGGAACGAGTGCGGATCACCCCGGAGCGGGTGTCATACTCGCCGACCGCCGGGCGCTTCAGCGTCATCCGGCCCTGACGTGCGGTCAGGCCCATGTCCTCACGCAGGCGCTTGGCGAGGGCCCCGA